TGATGGTTACTGACATGCCGGTTACATCTACAAAACTTGTTGATGTTGTGCTGCTTAATGTTGCATTGGTTGCCCTCACTATCTGCAACACCTTCCCGCCCTCAGCAGTCAGCAACGTCCCCGTGCCAGAAGGCAACGACAACACCCCATCAGGGGCGACAGCGGGTGGCGCTAACTCCGTGTACCCGCTTGTTGCACCATACAATCTCACGTTACCCATGTTAAACCACACTCCATACTGATCCGCTAGGAATCGTTACTGTTGCTGTTGCTTCAATCTCGACAGGCCCAGCGCTCATCGCGTTCTTGTCTGTACTGATCGTGTAACTCGTTGTCACCGCAACATCGTTTTCGTAAAACACTTGATCCGTACCACCACCAGTTGCACCGGCAGCAGCCAACGCCCACTTCAACCCTGTCGCTTCAGCACTGTCAGCAGTCAACACGTAACCTGTAGTGCCAAGGGCAAGGTTGTCTACCGTTCCGCTAGTAGTAGCAGCAAGAATGTCACCTTTCGCTGTAACCAATGGCAACGTTCCAGCGTTAAGGAAAGCGTTCGGTTCATCAAAGTCACGAGCAGACACGCCATGATTAACGGCAGCGCCGGTACCGTGTGCTGCTGCAACAGAACCATCCACGCCACGAGTAACCGTTAACGTGGTACCAGAACCAGCAGTAACCTCAACCACTTCCTGAGTGGACAAACCCTCATCAAGGATTAGCGTGTAAGGGTAGGAACCGGGGAACCCGGTGACGGCAGCAACCGTAATAGAAGTAACCGAACTGTTGATGCCAGAAGACAGTGTTGTTCTGACCGCTATACTAGAATAAAACCTTCGAGCCATAATTTAACCTATCGTGTGTAGTGGCTACGGATGGGGAATACGGACTGCAAACCCTTTGTTTCTTCAGCCAAACGAATTTGGTACATTTGCAGAAGGAACTTGGATAACTGCGATGCGCCACCCGGTTGCCTGTTCGCACCACCAAAGTCAGACTCAGCAGATTGACCTGATAGGCGAGCGGATTCAAAGAATGGTACGAGTCGGTATGCTGCACCGAAGCGAACAAGATCCTCGCAAGAAGAAGGCAACCCTGTTACTGTCGTAAACACGTCACTGTTGTTAACAAGTTCTGATGGTTCTTTAGTGAACGTTATGCGAATAGGGCGACCGGGAATAATACCCTCATACACGTTTACAGCGACACCATTAGTGAACTCTGTGGTTGAAGCGTGCTTGTCTACTTCGTACCTGCGTACAGGTAGCCATTCTTTAGATGGGCCAATTGACTGATACTTTATTTGCAGCACGTCAAGTGCACCGGCAGGTAGCGAGTATGCGGTAATAGATGGTTGAAATGGAAACTCTACCGAACCAACAGCAAACAGTTCAGGGTACACGGATTTGATTGTGTCGTTGATTGCTTTCTTTACTGTGCTCCGTGGAAACATGGGTGAGGATACAACCCGTTCACCGCTGGAATGTGTTGTTGCTGTAGTGCTACGGTATCCTCTACCGTAAGGTGGAATAGTGAGTGTACCAGTTGAAGTGTTTACACTGTCCACTTGGATTAGTTCCGTGCCAATTTCGATGAGGCCACGGGATACTGCGGTGGGATCGGCAACAATAATTTGTGTGTCGCCAGCAGTAATGTTGCTGGTGAGGTGTGTGGCTTGATCTTGGAACGTACTGAAACCAGTAAGATGGATGAGAGTGTCATCAATCATTTCGTTAAACGTTGTCATTATGCCCCAGCATTCACGAAGCGTGCAGTGTTCTTGTTAACAATCATGTTTGCTGGTGGGTCAACATCAGCATTATAAGGACGACCCAAAGCACGACTAGCACTCTCTGCTTCCTTCACCTTGTTCATTGTGGTTCCTTCTGGCTGTATGCCGTTTGCCCTAGCAGACCTATATGCGGAGAGTTCGTTTTTGACGACACTGGCAGTCGGGTTGTTCATTGTTGCTGCTGTACGAATGTTGGCAGCAGATAAACATTGACCATATGTTTCATGGTCTTTTGTTTTGCACCCAGAGCGACAGTTCATAAGGACTCCTTATAGGTTTTCGGTAGTGATGAGGCTACTGAAGCCAGCGTTTTGTACTGCCGCAACTTCAGTGTTTGTTAGTACGTGTCTACGCCCACCACCGTAGTAGTAGTCTGCGTCCTCAATTTCTTCGATAGTTTGATATTCAACTATCTGACCATTGGTTCCGGTGATGGTGAGGGACTGTCCACTGTTAACACCGTAGCGTTTTAGTAGTCGGTCTTCCGTGTAAACGTATTCGACTATGGGTAGGTTGAGAACCTTGAGTGGAACGAATACTGTTGCAGACAGTTCAGACTGTCCGGATAACGGACGTGGTTCTGTAATGTTTACTAGCACTGCACTTGAACTAAGATTAGACTGGAAGTCTAGTACGGATGCTCCGGGGAACAGTACGCTTGTAGTAGCCACAAGATCAGACTCACCCACCACGATACTGGCAGCAAGGTTCACAATGGTCGTAGAAACCTCTAGCGTCAACGTAGACGAAAGAGCAGCCTGACCTTGTACCCCAAGTACTACCGTAGAGTTAAGGTCTGTATTACCGCTTAAATTGGCAGCAGCAAGTGCCGTAATGTTGGCACTAGAAACAAGATTACTCTCGCCACTAACAGAAGACTCACCACTCAACAATTGTGGGAAGCCAAGTAAAGAAACAATATTCTTTACAATAGTAAACATTAAGCCAAACTAAGAGTGATCGCGCTAGAAGCGAACTGTACAGTATCGCCAGCAGTAACAACGCGAGAAGTAGTCAGGGCACCATAGGCTAAACGCTTCGGGGTACCGGCAGAATCATAAATCTCAATACCAACAACCGTAGCAGCAGGCATGCCAGCAAACGAGATAGAAGCACTGTTAGCAATAGAACCACTAGCAGCAGCACTAAACGTAATCGTTTGACGAGCGTAAGAACCACCAGTAACTTCAGTACCGGGAGTAGCATCATCACCATTAGCGGTAACAAGAGCAAGTTTAATAGGGCCAGTCACCGTGTAAGCAGCAGTGCCAACAAGAGCGTCAAGCAGTTGGTTTTCAATAATATCAGGAAGGTTATCAGCCACAGTAAGATCCTTAAAATAGTTTCTAAAAGTTTGGGAGGGGGACACCCCTAAAGGTGCCCCCCAGACATCACTTACGCGATGCTTGAACCAGTTTCCAAACGGTACAAGGAAGCCTGACGGTAGATTGACCAGCCTTGCAATGAGTACCAGCCAAGAGGCCGTGCACGCATCAACTTGTCAACAATCGGACCCTGAACAATGCCGGGTTCAACTGCAGTCGCTTCAGCAAGTGCTTGCTGTCCAGCGATGATGGTACGGTACACCTTAGCGCTAGAAGCACCATCAAGAGCGGTGTATGCACGTGGGGTCTCCACGATGTAAGCACCACCAAGAACGCCAGTCGTAGCATTGAGAATGTTACCAACGTTAGGATCAGTGTACTTGCGAATGTCCTCGAAGGACAGTGCGCCAGTCTCTGCACGAAGGTCATGTGCAACCTCAGGGTGCATGTATGCTGCGTACAGCATTCCTTCACGAGGAACAGAGTTACCGGAACGAAGTTTAGCAACAGACTTACGAATAAGTGCACCGCTAATAACATCCGTTGCGTCAACAGTTGCTGTTGAAGAAGCGTTGCCACCGTAGAACACGTTCGTTCCACCGATAAGAGTGTTAACAACAACGCGGTCGATAGAATCGGCCATGTTGTATGCAACAAGGTTAGCAATTGCTGGGTCAACATCTGAGAAAGCAAACTCTCCCAGTTTCTTGGTTTCAAGAACAACGTTGCCGTACTCGTTAAGAGTAACAGTTACGTTGGTTGTGTTACCAATAGCAACAGCATCAGGATCAACAGCCTCAGAAAGGGTTGACGTTGCTGCAGCCATGTCCGCGTACAGCGAGAAGATTACGCTGGAACCGGGCATTGCCTGTTGTACTGGGCGCTTGTCCGCAAGGTTGCGGAACAAAGGCTGTGAACGT